AATGCCGTTTCCTTTGTGTTTTTTCGTTTCATTGGCTTGCTCTTTGTTTAATTGATCAATGGCTTTTCTTGCTTCCATCGCGCTCATTTTTTCGTCGTTAAATAAGCGAACTACACTTTGTATTTGTCTAGCGTATCGTTCCTTAACGCTTATTCCTCGCTCAATCGTTGCATTTAGAGCAGCAAGTTCTCTTTTGTCTTGTTCTTGCAAGTGATTAAGCCTTGCTTGCTGTGCTGCGTTATCTTGCATCTGTTGCGACAGCACACCATAACTTGCATCGAGTCTAGTGAGTTGCTCACTGTACTCCATCATGGTCATTTTGCCGGATCTGTACTTTGTAAACAACGCTTCCGCTTCTCTGTTGTGCCTTTCCTCGTCTGTTGTAAGTTTTTTGATTGTAGAATCAGCAAGTTGCATAGAAGCGTTAAAGTCGTCTATTGCGGCTTTAGCTTTTCGCTCGCTTGGTGTAAGAATGTCGTATTGTGCGCGAAGCCTAGACATTGCTTCGTTGTAATCCTGGATCTCAATCTGACCCTCAGATAACGCATCCTGCAATGCATTCATCTTCGTCAGGTATTTTTGCTCGCTCGTTTCTAGAGAAGCAATAATCGATTCGGCGTTCTTCCTAATGTCGTTCAGATGTTTTTCTGCCGCTGCTTCCTTCTCAAGTTGTTGCGCAGCATTTCTTGCGGCCTCTGTTACTACGCCGTATTTCTTGGCAAGGCTTTCAAGAATACGATCCGCTTCAGCGCGACTAACTTGCCCGGCCGCAACAAACTTGTTGAACAAATCTGTTGCGTATCCAAGTTTGGTCATTCCCTCTGCGCTTTGACCAGTCAGTCGAGATAAATTGCGCAGTTCCGTAGACGTTACCTGCATGCCTTCTTTGATTTTGGTGACATCAACGCCAAGACGAATGTTAACCGGGGTTATCGTTCTTGCTGCCGCCATTTGTCACCTTCTTGAATCCTAGAGACGAAAGCATGCTCTTCATCGTAGCCTTGCGCACCTCTTCAGGAGGCTTGGCCTCAATCTTAATCTTCGGTTCAGGCATATACCGAGGAGGCATGAAATCCTCCCATTTGGGAGGATCGAGTCCAGCTTTCGCATAAGACTCCATCACCACTTGCGAAGCAAGCATCGATGTCTGCTGCCATTCTTCACCTATCGGCTCAATGCGATCGAACGCCATCCATTGATTCAAAAATGAATCAGACGGCAATGACCGCAACCAAGCAAATACGTCAGGAATTCCCCAGCGAAGTGCCAAGCGAAAAGCTAATCTTAGCCTTCCGCTTCCTCGGATTTTTTTACGATGTCCTCAATCTCTGACTTGCCGTAAGCATTCAGATCCTGGCATCGTGAAAATAGTTCACCGGCAACAGCCCGCGAAAGGTTCTTGAAGTCGGCTTCGTTATCGCTGACGCGATTGCCTTCCTCGTCGATCAGCATCAGCGAGATCATCAATCGTCTAGCCTTGCTGAAGTCGATCTGGCCCTTCTTGTTCTGCAACGCTAGTTCGTAGGTTGTGCCTTGATCTTCAGTCATTTGACGCAATCGCCACTGATGACCGTCGATTTCGACAACTTCTTCGCGTAGCGGCTTGCTTAGATACTCACTCAGCAATTGCTTGTTGATCATTCCCATCTTCTTGCTCTTCCTCCATAGCCTTAAGAATATCTTCAACCGCCTTCAGTTCGTGTGTTGGCGGATACACCTTGGACTTCAGCCCGTCAAACATTGGACGTTGCCGCTCGCATTCGCGGGCAACCTCGTCTTCAATGTCATACGGGAATCCAACCACTGGCAAAATGCGAGAGTCTACTGCATGCGGCAAGTAGCCGATGAGAACTCCATCTTTCATGATTTGCCATTGGCCGATTTCGACTTCCTCGCCGCTCCAAGTAACGGCAAGGTGTTTCTGCAAAACAATCATAGATTAACCTACGCAACGGTAAAGGTTGGTTGATTGGAAGTTACACTTGCTGTCCCAGGCCCGCCGTCAAACGAGAAGGTGTAGGATCCCTTCATGACTTGACCTTGCTGGACATCAGGCAGCTTGACGTTGGAGACGAAACCAGTCCCTTGAATCGATCCTGCACCAGGAAAAGTTATTGTACACAGCACGCCAGCATATGGTTCTGCGGTATTCACCATAGTTGTCGATATTGGAATTTGCGCTCCAGTCCATAAAAATTCGCACTCGAACTCAGGTAGGTTTCTGAGGTCGCTCGATCGCTGCATCTTGTATCCGGTCGCTCCGAGATGCGTGATGTCAAGCTTGTCTACGCCAATCGAAATCGCGCTGATTTTGGTGATGTAGGTAGTGATCAGCGATGTTCCGCTGATGGTTGCACCTAGACCAGAATCGGGAATTGTGAGAGCTGCCATATTCAGATTTCCTTGTAATGAATAGTCAAATCGAAACTACATAAATACCTAACAGGTATGTTTCCGTCAGTTGGTGCTTCGTATCTGTACTCATCAGAAGAATCGTACTCAACTCCGCAAAATGTGTAACCCGAAACCACCCCCCGAAAGGCATCGATGCCCGTGTTCCGAATCGCATTCGACAACGTAGCACACGCAGATCTAGTCGCGCCGTAGCACTCTACCGTGAATCTTGCGGATGCGTATTTTGTTAGTCCACCAAGGTAATGCTCCCTTTCTGTGTATGAACAGTAAAACAAAATGGCTGGAAGCTGGCAATTGAAAGCCAAAACATCTGGATACATGCGCTGACCAACGATGTTGGACACAGCGGTGTAACTCAGCAATTTTGTTCTGAATGCTTCGCCAATTCCAGACATTATTCACCACTGATGACTGTAATTGTTCTAGCCGCCGTCTCCGTGGAGCCGGATACGACCTGAAAAACTTTCACGCCGTCCATTGCGTCACGGCTTAAAGCGATGTGCCTACTAGTGCCAACATTCACGCTGTACTGCGTAGAACCGTTGTAGACGCTCACGAAGTTTGCACCCGAGTCAGAACTCGAGTTGAACGTAAACGCTGTCCCAGTGAGCGCAGAGGGCGTCTGGATGGCGATTGGAATCCTTCCAGCCTCTAGCGTCAGAGACGTAGATATGGTCCCCGACGATGCGATTGTAACAGTTTGAACTCTAAGATTCTTCGCCATATCACATCCTCTCAAACAGTTGTTCTAATTGTCGTTCCAGTTCGGCAGAGAAATTGCCAATTGCAATGGAAAGCATTTCGTCTCTGGCTTTGTCGATGAATCGCGGGTTGTCTCCAGGTCTAATCTTTTCGTTCTTGTCCCTGCGGCCCCAGTAGTATACAACGCGACCGTTTGGTGAGTTATTGAAGTTTTGCTTGTTACCTTCAGGATATTTTGGACCGATGATGACCATTGGCCCGATATCCGATTTAAGCAAGTTTTTGTAGCTGACGTATCGACCAGAACTATGTTTTCGCATCAGGTTTGGATCAAACGTCCTGGTTACATTTTTGCCCCATAGTTGCCTCGAGCCAGTTTTGATTGAACTCGGAGCGATTTGCTTTGCTCTGTCCTGAATCGGTTCAGCCAAAGCTTTCAGCACTGGCGGCATTGATGTTTTTTGCAATTGCAAATGCATCGTTTCAATGCCACGCAAAAGCTTTTCGTTCAGTTCAATATCCATGCCAATTTTCATGTCGTCGTCGTTACCTCCAGGTATCGCCGCAAACCGTCGATCTTGTCGATTCGCAGGATTCCGTAGTAGTCTCCGTCGAACAGGATTCGCATGGACTGCGTGTAGCCAGACCTGTACCGTATGCGGAATATCGCCTTGGCCTTTTCCTCAATCTGCCTTCCTCGCATTGGCTCGCTTCCTCCCACCGGAAGAAACTGGCAGGGCTCGTCGACCAAGAAGTTTGACCAAGTCACGACTGGTTGCCCAAACGAATCCTGCGTCTCCGTAGGCGTTTCGATTGTGCAACGATGCCGCATAGCACCAACATCAAATCGCTTTGGTCGCCCTAGACTCATGGGTAGCTACTCCGCATGTATCGGATCACCAAGGCCTCATATGGTTTCATGGTTTGAATCGCGTCAGACATGAGCATGTCGCGATTCTCAAAGTAATGGCCGACTAGCAGCAGCATGGCTCGTTTGGCGATAGCCGGTACGAGCGTGGCGTCCTGCGAATAGCCGCATCGGTAATTGATCGTCCAGGCGTCCCAACGAGCTGCGGTCGTCGGCAAGATTTGCTGATAAGCGATCCTGAACTCGTCGATATGCAACTGGTAGAGAGAGGTTGAAAGCGTCTGCGATGCGTTGTTGCCATCAAAGTAGGTGATCGATGTGATTGACTGAATCGGGCCTTTAGGTAGCCGAAACTTATCTCGAAGACCTTCAATCCGCACCTTGTAAGTTTGGTAGCATGTCACGGAGTCAGTATCTGATTCCCATTGCTCTCTGGCTTCGCTGATCAGCGACGACAGATGCGAGTCATGCACCGTATCGCTGGTTGCTATTTCGAGATGCTTTTTTACCTCGGACAGGCTCAACGGTTCCGCTGTCGGCCCCGTTACTAGTTCTGCTTGGATTTTCATCATAAGATTCACCAATGCCTGCCCGTATCAAGTAATCA